TCCTCCGTGCCCTCCCCGAAGCCCCGGGTCAGCGTTTCGTTCTCCAGGATGATCGCGGGCATGCCGGCCGCGGTCGCGATGTTCTTGATGATGTTCGTGCGTGAATATTCACCCGGTTCTTTCACGTGCAGCAGGTCGAGGCTCTCCAGGTCCTCCTCGGTTCCGATCGAGACCACGTTCTGCGTCTCCGCCCCCTTGATATTGGAGCGTTTCAGGTCCATCTGCTGGAGGGCGCGGTTGTCTATGATCGAGCCGGGGGTCTTGGCCTTGTAGACGAGGAGCATTAGCTTTTTCTGCACCTCGTTGTCCGCGAGCATCGAGTAGATGAAGGATTTGAGCGGATAGAGCGCCCGCTGGTACACGGAACGGCCGATGAATCCGAACGCCGAATCGGTCCACTCGATCCAGATCGGCTGCTCGTTGATCAGCACCACGGCGCGGGAGGAGTGCAGCGGATAGCCGCCGGCGGTGATATGCGTGGGGTGCAGAAAGTCCGGTGCAGTCGAATCCTGATTCAGCACCAGCGATCCGGCGGTATTGAGCGGATCGAGCATGTTGAAATACAGGTTCTGCTTCCAGATCGTGGTGGGGTCCAAGGGGCTGTTCTTGTCCTCCCCCTCGGTCCCGACGAATAGCGAGCCGACCCCGTAGATGCGGGAAAGCACGGCGATGCGGAAAATTACCTTGTCCGCCCCCACGTTCCCCAGCCGCGCCCATTCGCGCCAGTAGGCTTTCTTCAGCTCCTCCTCCGGCCCCCCGGCGATCGAAATCTCCCGACGCTGGCTTTGCGCCATCTCAAGCGGCGCCTCCACCATCTTCCGGCCCAGGGGATGGAAGGTATAGATGATCTTGCAGGTCTGATAGCCCGGTGGCTGGCCGGGCAGGATTTCCTCAGTCAGCAGGAACTGCAAAAGCTGCGTGGTGAGACCGGTGCCGTTGATCCCCAGCACTGCCGGGGCATGATCGTCTACGCCTGTGCGAAACCAGCTCATCGCGAGCCCTCTTATTGCGTTCGCTCAAGTTTAACAGTTCAGGGATGCTCCCGTTTAGAAGCCTTCGCGGTTCCCGATCCCCAGGGCAATGCCGTAGCTGTTGCAATCGAGCAGGTCATCCTCGCCCATATCCTTGATCGAAGGGTCGAAGGCGAGCACTTGTCCCAGCAGGTGATTGCGCGTGCGCCCCTTGTAGGTGCTCACCTTGTCGTAGGCGCTTTTAACGATCTTCACCTCACCGGCATGGATGTAGCCCGAGACGTTGATCGCCCGCTCGCTCTTTCCGAGGCTGGTGAGCTTGGTATCGATCGGGGAGACGTTAAGACCCTTGCGCTGAGCCTGCTGGAGCAGAATGATCCCCGAGGATTTGTCCTCGATCCACACCCCGGCTGACCCGAACCGCGCCTTGTGCTTCTGGCAAAGCTGCTCCAGGCGCTCAAAGACCGTCGGGAGCCAGGTCTCGAGCATCGCCCCCTCCATCTGGTGCAGGTCCCAATCGAGGATCGCGAGCGGGGTAATACCGGCCCGGGTCCGGGCAAAGTAGACCACCCCCACGCCATCTCGGGTCTTTCCGGTCTTGGCCGCGGTATCGACCACGGCGTAGATGCTGTCCACACGCACCAGCTTTTCGTCCGGGATCGGCTCACCGCCCACCAGGAACGAATCGATGCTGAAAAACGACCCGCCCGGGGGCCGTGGGCGCTGCATATAGAGCGATTCCCAATCCCGCTCGCCCAGCGTGCGCCTGATCTGCTCTAGCACCTCCAGGGGGAAGCGGTCTTCCCACAGGGCACGGCCATCGGGCAGAATGGCCGGGAAATCGATCTTATCCCACTTATCGCCCTCGCCCGATTCCTCGGCATCGATCAGCCGGCCGGCCAGGTCATCTTCATGCCAACGTGTCATCGTCAGAATTACAGCCCCGCCGGGGGCCAAGCGCGTATAGGCCACAGACCGATACCAGTTCCATATCGATTCGCGCACCGTGGCGCTTTCGGCCTCCATGCGGTCCTTCACCGGATCGTCGATGTTGAGGATATGCGCCCCGCGGCCGGTAATGGCACTCCCCACGCCTGCCGCCACGTATCCGCCGCCCTTGTTCGTGTGCCAGCGGGCCTTGGATTTACTGTCCGGCGCCAAGCCCATCCCCGGGAATAGGCTCTGGAATGGCGGGGAGGCCACGCGATTTCTGACATCCCGGCTGAAATCCCACGACAAATCGCTCCCGTAGCTGGTGCTGATGATGTCACGCAGGGGGAACTTGCCGATGTACCAGCTCGGGAAATCCCGCGATACCAGCCGCGATTTCCCGTGCCGCGGCGGCATTGTGACCATCAGGCGCTTGATTTCCCCCCGCGCTACGGCTTCGAGCTTCTCCGCGAGCAGCAGGTGAAACCAGGCAGGCTCATAGGTCGGGTCGCACTAGCGGACGAAATCAATTAACCGTTCGCGAGCCCTCTGGCGCTTCTGGAGCAATTCCGTCGCTGTCGCCATTTTCTCCTCGCGCTATGATTTCCAGCTCATCGTCCGTGAAATCGTGAATGGTGTGCTTGCGGGTCATGTCTATGTCAGACTTGTCGCGCTGGCCCAGGAGCTGCTTGCCCATCCAGATCAGCATGGGGACCGATCCCGACATGGCCTTCTTGAACTGCGCCCGCCGTAGACTCGATTTCCCGTTCTCGCTGTATATTTTATAGAACTCCGCAAAACTGACATTCTGGTCAACCGGGCATGAACGCACCAGGGTGTCTACGCTAATACCGGCCACTGATGCTATCTCGGATTGCGTGCATTGGATTTCGCACAGGCCCTCGATCAGCTTCCAGTCGATTTCGATCCGCGGCCGTCCCCCGGCGTGCTTCTTTCTGACCGGTACCTTTTTTTTGGCCGGGGCTTTCTTTCGGGTTGTAGTCTTTGTCGTCATAGCCCTATTGTAGCCAATCAGTCCCGATCCTGATGATAGCGGATAGCGGCCACGATAGAAGCCTGCCAAGCCTTCCAGGCGGTGCGGGTGATTTCTGCGTGATATTGGCCGCTGTGCCAGGTCTCAATCTCCAACCCGTTCTCCCGGGCCCATGCCTCGAACTGTTCGCGCATGATGTCGGGTTCATCGCTCATGACGCTCTTCCGCTGAATAGGTGGGGCGCCCCTGTCCCTGCGTTGGGGAGAACCGGATGGGAGGCGAGACAGGGTGCCCCGAAAACATTATAGCGCCTGATCGTGCAGATCAATTTCGCGCTTACGGAACCAATCGGCCCGGGAGCCGCAACGGGGCATTATCCCACTGGCGGCACTGACCAATTCCCGCATGGTGTAACAGGAGGGCATCTGTCCCGTGACCGAATTGCAGGATTGCACGGCCTGGGGCGCGTGACACTCCAGCGCCTCGGGATCGCAGTAGGCGCAATCGCGGCACAGGACGGGTGGTTTGAGCTTCAGCACATTGTCAGTCATTGTCAGGCTCCTCCTTTCTGCGAGCATCGTGCCATCCAGCGCGATAGCCCAATTCCCACCCGAGCGCGCCGGTGAAAATCACGAATAAGGTGGCGAACAGCGTTTCATGCGTCATTGTCCTTCCTCCATGCCTTGCGGGTCCACCAGCCGACTGCGAAGAACAGGCCGGCAACGAATAGCGTCCAGAGGAACCAGAGGGTTTGCCAATGGATAGGGTAGTTCATGTTCGGTTCTCCTGTTTAGTATCTAATCGACACCGCAAAGCCCCCGCAGGGGCTTCACGCTGGCGACTAGACGGACGGATACGGGACAGGGGCCAGCCTGGAACGTAGTTCACGCACCTCCTTGCGGGTGGGCATTTTCTGGAAATAGTCAATGATCGCCGCTCGGTTGTATCGGTTATTGTCAAGGTTTATTTTGTTGCTTCTTCGCCACATCCGGGAGTGACCGCATCCCGCGCCAGAGCATCACCGCACGGCCATCGCCGGGATGGCCCAGACGGGCCTTTGAGCCCTGATAGTTGGGCCGGTAGCTGCCCGATACATGAACGATCGACCCCTCGCGATTGCGTTCCATAGCCCCGTAGCCGCGCCCAGGGTTGCCCGCCAGCCGCCTGATCGCCTTAGCCTTCTTCCCGTTCATGCAAAGCCCTCCAGCTCCTCCTGTTCCCATAGATTGGCGATGGTGCTGCGGCGTTTGAATTCTACCCGCTTGGCAACATCGACCGATTCCGCATACTCCCGGCTCATCGTCGGCGTCCGATCCATCAGCGGCCACCGCTGTGTGGCGCTGGGGCAGGTATAGAACACATACGCCCAGCAGGCCCGATTCTCCTCCCCGCAGTGTAGCAGATAGCGGCAATCATCACAGGGGCCCTTTTCATCGAACAAGGCATGGCGGATAACCTTGATCCGCAGTGATGGCATCAGGTCCAGTTCTTCTTCCTCGTCCATGAC